GGTCTGGTATCAGCGATACAAAGGATGGTCCAGCGGACGAGCAGCTCACACTTACCGAGAGCAGTTCGGAGTGTGGCCGCGGGGATTAAGTAATGATATGCCGCAGCAGCCAACAATTGAAACGGCAAGGCTAGTAGAAAAACAACTTAAGAAGTTTCTAAAATCAATAGGACGGAGATGATGGAGAGAGTAGACCGATGCCCAATCTGCAAGCAGCGCAACATCTTGCAGGTCCGAAGCTATCACGAGAAGAACAAAGTCAAAGATGACATGGAGTGCTGCGATTGCAAGGCTACATGGCAGAACGTGTACACATTTTCTCAGCACTACAAGGTGAAAGAGGGGGAGCCGTGGACTTCATAAACTTTTGCAAGTCGCATGGCATCCTGATCTCTGAGCATCCCCCCTTCGGCCAATGGAAGCGGTATCCCACCGAGGATCACCCGCGCAGCCGGAACGGGGCGGTGAAATACATGGGCGACCACGGCTTTGTGCAGAACCATGCCACGTCTACAGTCGTGTCAATCTGGAAGCCTGACTCAAAAGAGGCGGCACCCAGCATTCACGATCTGGCTCAGCGGCAGCGGCAGGCGGAAGCGGAAACCAGGAAGCGACAGCATGATGCGGTGAGACGTGCCGTTGATATGCTGAATGGCAGCACCACTCAGACGCATCCGTACTTGATTGCGAAGGGATTCAAAGAGGAGGAAGGCCACGTCTTTTATCAGGGCGGCCAGCCTATTTTGCTGATCCCTATGCGGGTGAACGGCAGTTTGGTCGGCGTGCAGCAGATCGATGCCGAGGGTACAAAGCGGTTTCTCTATGGTCAGAAGACAGCAGGGGCGACCTTTTGCTTTGACAATAGGGGAATCAATGTGGTGTGTGAGGGATACGCGACTGCGCTTTCCGTTCGCGCTGCGCTGAAAAGCATGAAGCAAAGATACAAGCTTCATGTTTGTTTCTCCGCGGGGAACATGGTGCGGGTAGCTGCGGGACTCGAGCGCGGCATCGTGATTGCAGACAATGATGTATCTGGTACAGGGCAGCAAGCCGCCAAAGAAATCGGCTGGCCGTCTTGGCTGTCAGATGTAGCGGGTGAGGATGCCAACGACTACCACCAGCGGGTCGGGTTGTTTGGGTTTACGCAAAGCCTGACGCATCTAATGCTCAATGTCGGTACGGGCGGGTAGGATAAACATCAGCTCGCCTTCAGTGAACGGCTGGATATCTTGCAGGCTTTGCATAATCTCTATGCCCAAAGCAAGACAGCGCTGACCCTCGCCGGACCAGTCAGACACAACCCTCACCCGCCCGAGATCATCTTCGAGCAGGTGCAGGGTGAACATCCGTTGGCTAGTCATACGTCAAACTTGTTGAACTTGCTGACGTTTTCTGTACCCAAGAGTATTTGCAAATTACTTGGGACGTGCAATCCGGAAACCTTCTTGCCCCGCAACGGGATGATGTGATCGACGTGATACTCGTCTCCCGTCTTCTTTGACATGGCCTTGGCTTTCGCATAGAACGATTCAATCACGGCAAAGTCTTCTTTCGTTAGCCACTTGGGGGTGCGCTGCGCTCGAGCTGCTTTGCACTTGGCGCTTTGCGCAAGAACTTTTTCAGGGTATTTCTGGGCGTAATCGCGCCTTGCTTGCAGCAAGCTTTCACGATTGGCCTGATAGTACTCTGTCTGGTACTTGATAATAGCTGGCAGTAATTTTTCCTTGTTGGATTTCAGATATTCCTTCCGCCTGGACTTGTTGGTAGCAGCCCAGGCGCGGCACTTAGCCCGCGAAGTTTCCAGATTTTTTTCGCGGTACTCTCTTGTTTTCTTATTCAGTACCTCTTTGTTTTCGCTGTGATAGGTACGGCCTCGAGCATTTAGCTTTTCCTTGTTGGCGTGGTGGTAGGCGCGGTTCTTTGCGTTTATTTTTTCCTTGTTCGCAAGATAGTAGGCTCGCTTCTGCGCTTTGATGCGCTCTGCGTTGGCGGCGCGATAGGCTTTGTCATACTCGGGTTGATTTGTCATTGTTGATAATCCCCTTTTAGTTTGTGTCAATTTCAACGTGACCAATGCGAATCACGCCGTGATCTGATTCGACGGTGAAGTCTTCGTCGAACTCAATGAAATACCCCCATGATGAATCGTCCTGATGTTCTGGCTGTAAATCTGACACTCGGATACACCCGATTGATCCCGAGTCCACCAAGTAATTTCCGCCGCAAGACCCCTCATAAACACCGTCACCGTGCGCCGTTTGGAACATGGCAACCCGCCGCCCATCCGGTAATTCGAATTCACCGTCAAGCGGTTCGTAACCGCCGCACCGCAGATCACAAAGCCTGTCCCATGTGGCATCGTCAAGCACATAGCAAAGGTCCCCAACGTAATATTCACCCTTCGGCATCATGACAACCCCCTTATTTAATACGCACAACGAAGTGTTCGCCGCACCCATCCGATAAATCTAGCTTGTCTCCCACTTCCATGTCGCGCAGCTTGACCCAATTCTCGGGCGTGTAGTTGCGGTCGGCGGTGAACCAAGACAGCGGCAAGCTTTCGCACTTCGGCTCACCGTACCCCAATCCCCAGTACGCCGAGAACATTGGCTCTGGCTTCGGTTTTGGTATCGCATACCAGCATTCACCAAGTAATTTCGACTCGTCATCGTCGACCACCGCGTTATAAAAATCCTCTTTGCTTGGATACACGCCTATGCATTCGTCGTTTACGACAATTACTCGTCCGTTCCACAGCGTAAGAATGTCAACCATAGTGCCGCCGCCGGTGTTCTCTGTCTCAATTTTTGTGATGTTATCCATGTCAATCCCCTTTTAAAATTTGTGTGCCGTATTAGCAGACGCGCATAACATAATGCGCTTGCGTTGGGTGCGATAGATCAGCCGATTCGCTGATCAATAAGTTTGCGAGTGTTTCTATATCGTCTTCGCTATAGCCGTTGTCTGGCTTAAAAAAATCAGCGCCGTGAATTTCCGTGACGTGTTCGTCGATGCCGTTAGCCCAATAGCAGACGAAAATTTCATGCCCGAATAGTTCGGTTTCTCTCATGTTCCGTGAGTCAGTCATTGTCAATTCCCCCTTGAAATTGTCCTGATTCGATTTCTTCCCTGTAAGCAACCCTTATTTCGTCCATTGTTTCGTAGAATTCGCTCCAAATTTCGCTGTTCGTGGAGTCGAAGTAATGAACCACGAAACCGTCCATGTCTTCGGTGACATAAAACGTGATGTCTTTTTGGTCGGTGTTCAGCATGATTAATTCCCCCTCGGACTAATGAAATCAGCAATAAAAATTTCCAGCATATGCACCCGCTCCAATTCGTCGAAATCACCGTTCGAATCGTTCCACGCAATAGCCTTTCGCAATACGTCATCCGGCACGGAAAAAATATCCCACGCCGCTTGCGGCCGACCGTGGAACAATTCGACGATTTGCCCCTCTTTAAAATCATATGAAATGAAATCCATTAGTAATCCCTCCCTTTGATTTGAACGAAACCGCTTGTATCAGCTTTAGCTTTGCCTTTCGCATACAGAGCAACAACAACCCCTTGTGGCTCAATATGACGCACGTCCGTATCGTCACCGTCAACTACTTTCCAGCCGCGGAATGTTTCAGGTATCTCCGAGCGGTGCAAGAACACCACAGCCGTGCGCTGATTTGCCACATTGGATAAACCCTTGACGGAAACCGTGCGGGGAGTGAGCGCCGAAAATGAGTACGTCAAATCGTAATTACCGGCGGTTTTCCCCTCAAGCTTTCGGCTCGGATGCTTGGTGTAATCGTAGAATTGCACGTCCGCAAATATCTGAAAAATTGTCCGACCGTCGATTTGGATATTCTCGAAAGGGATATCGCTTGTGCCATTAGGACGCACCAAGGGGATTAAACCCAAGCGCTCGGCTCGGCGTTGATGCGCCCATATGTCAGCGCAAAGCGACAGCATGAAAGCGCGTTGATGCTGGCGGAAAAATTTGGTTTTAGCCGCTCTCGCCCTTTGCACGGAATTAAAAGCGCCGCGGCCGGCGGATTTCAGACAGCCGTCGAAGCATCCCGCCATTTGTGCAAATGGGCAAAGCTTCTCGTCCGGTACTAGGTAGCAAATAGCCGTCAAGTAGCCGATTTTTTCACCCTTGACGGTTTTTTCGGACGATTCACCGAGGATAGGACGATAGGGTAATCCCTCGGCTTGTAATTGAGTTTTGTACGGATTTTTCACGGTTCCCCCTTAGATTGTTGGAGCGGTGACGGTGACGGTGTAGCCGAGCGATTTAATCGTCTCAAGCGCTTGGCGAGTGAGCGTTTTAGTTCCGGCAAGCCGCGCTAGTAGCTTGGCGGTATCGCAAGCCGGATAGATTGTCGAAATGCCGTAAACATCTCGGACGGTGACGGTGATAGTCATAATTTCCCCTTCAAATAAGTTTGATAGTTAAAACGTCATAGCCTTGGCGCTTGGCGGTTTCCAGAGCGCTAGCTTCTGATTCGGCTTCGATTCGGATTTCGGCTAGTGTTTTATCGGGGAGCGCTACTAGTAGCTTGTAAGCGGTTCCCTCTTCGATAGCCGTCACGGTGACGGCTTCTGATAATTCAGCGAAGTTATTGAATGTCATATCGCCGTCTGTGAATGTTCCGTCCGGTTGTTCGGTGAAGCGGTAGCCGTCTTCGGTGATTACTGTCTTCATTTATTCCCCCTATTAACGCGCTCCGGAGTGAAGCGCTTAGACGAATACTGAATGAATTCCCCGATCAATGCAATACATCTAGGGGAGTGAATGTATTGTTTTATTCATTGTATTTTTTAATCAAGCGCCTGGAATCGATAGTCTGGCTACTAGTTTTCTTGATCTTCCGGTTTTGTTCCGGTATCGTCCGCGCGTGGCCGCAAGTGAGCGGAGCGAACATCAGCGCCAAATGAAAACTCCAAGTAGAAAACAGTTAAGGGAAGCTATACAGGGGAAAGATATATCCGCGGTGCTGAATATCCCCAAAGGAACACTAACAGCTAAGCAAAAGCGCTTTGCCAAAGCTATAGCGATAGAGGGGATGACAGGCGCGGATGCTTACAGAAGCGCCTACGACACTAAGGGGAAACCGAAACAAGTAGGTAGCGAAGCAAGTAGGCTTAGAGCATCCCCGAGAATAGCCGCAGAAATAGAAGCGCTAGAGCTAGCTCAGCAGGTTGCTGCGTTGCATTCCGCCGAAGCTTTGCGCTCCCTTGTGATTTCTTCCCTTACTTCTGCGCTGATTGACCCTGACGTGAAGGCTGCAACCAAGATACAGGCGGCTAAAGTACTCGGCACGGTGACGGAAGTAGCGGCATTCACCGAGCGCAAGCAAATCACGACGATTAACGATAGCGCGCAGATGCGTGAGCGCATTCTGCAAGAGCTTAAATCGATTGCATTGCAGTCAGATGATGTGATGGACGTCGATGCAAGCGCTCTGCTGACAGAATTAGTGGGGGGAGGGGATGCAAATCAGGATGATGATGGTCCCACCGAGGGGGTATCACCCCAATCAGGGCAATGGGACTCCGGCCTGGGTACACATACTAATCCACACGAACCATCCTCTCCGGAATCGGAACCCACCCCCTTGTCTGGCGAAACGGACACCCCCGGGGGGGATATATTTTTGGGAAAAGATGGTGCTGCACCGCAATAAAATCTTGGAAGTAATTCCAAGATGGGGGTCGGAGCGTTGATTTATAAGGGTTTTTTTTGTGCCGCATCGCAACAAAATAGAGATTAACAGGGATATGGTAGCTAGACGTCGGGAGAAGACGTTTGAGGAATGTGAGGGTATGGTGATGACGCCGGCGCAGAGAGAGGTTTTTTTGATTGTGGATGAGTGGTGGAAGAAGTATGGGTTTGGTCCTTCTATACGGGATATATGTGATATCCGTGGGAAGGGTGGGATGGGGAATACGAGTGAGATTATTGGGCGGTTGGTGAAGTTGGGGGTATTGAAGAAGGTGAAGGGGGCGGTGAGGAGTGTACGGCCTGTGTATATACAGTTTAGGTATTTG